ATCCGAAAAGGTCGGGAGGTTTACTGGCCGTGCCGAAACCTGGGTGTGGGAACCGATCAGTTCGTGATTCACCCCGAGGACTACGCCAAAGCCGATGAGCAGGGCCAGATCGTTGCCGTGGTGCACAGCCACCCCGGTCTGCCGCCCGAGCCGAGTCAGGCTGACCGGGTGGCGTGTGAGGCCAGTGGCTTGCCTTGGCACATCGTGAGTGTCCCAAGCGTCGCCTGGGCAAGTATCGAGCCGTCGGGCTATGTCGCCCCGTTGGTAGGCCGCGAATGGTCTCACGGCGTGCTCGACTGCTACGCCCTGGTGCGCGACTGGTTCCGAGCAGAGCGCGGGGTGGAATTGCCCAACTTCGCGCGCTTTGACGACTGGTGGAAGCGCGGGGAGAACCTCTACCTGGAGAACTTTGCCCAGGCTGGCTTCTTCCCGGTGGATGCAGACGAACTAAAGGTTGGGGACTGCTTCCTGATGCAGGTGGCGTCGCCCGTTCCGAATCACGCAGCCGTCTATCTAGGAGACGGGCTGATCCTTCATCACTTGCAAGGGCGTCTTTCAAGCCGTGATGTCTACGGCGGCTATTGGCAGAAAGTCACAACACACATCCTCAGGCATGGTCACGATCATTCTTCTCGGTGAACTTGGGCGCCGCTTCGGCCGCAGGCATAGCCTAGCCATTTCCTCGGCTGCCGAGGCCATTCGGGCGCTGGCGGCCAATTTCCCCGCCTTCGAGCGGGAATTGGTGGCTTCAGGCGAGCGCGGTGTGGGGTACCGCGTACTGGCTGGCCGTGAGGCGCTGACGCTGGAGCGCCTGCATGAGCCGACAGGACAGAGCCGCATCACGATTGCACCGGTGGTCTCTGGTGCGGGTGGCAATGGCCTCGGTCAGATCTTGCTGGGTGCAGCCCTGTTGGCCGTTGCCTGGTGGAACCCGCTGGGCTGGGCGGCTTCGGGTGCGTTTTTGTCTCAGGCCACGCTTTATTCGGTGGGTACCGCCATGATCCTTGGTGGTGTGGCGCAGATGATTGCTCCCACGCCTAAAGCCACCGAGCCTTCAGAGCGCCCAGAAAATAAGCCTAGCTACAGCTTCAATGGTGCGGTCAACACCACCGCTCAGGGTCATCCCGTGCCGGTGGGTTACGGCCGATTGATAGTGGGCTCGGCAGTGATCAGCGCCGGCATTGACGTGGATGAGATCGCCGCATGAGCCAACTCATCATTGGGGCGGGCGGTGGCGGCAAAGGCGGTGGAGGAAGCGCCCGTGTGGCGCAAGAGGCCCCAGACAGCCTGCGGTCCAAAGCCTATGCGCGAGTGGTTGACCTCATTTCCGAGGGTGAGATCGAGGGGCTGGTCGACGGCCTGCAATCGGTTTACCTGGACGACACGCCGATTCAGAACCCTGATGGCTCGACCAATTTCTCAGGCGTCACCCTGGAGACCCGTAACGGCAGCCAGCAGCAAAGCTATGTGCCGGGGTTCTCGTCCGTCGAGAATGAGGTGGTCGTCGGTGTAGAGGTCAAGGCGAGCCAGCCGGTGGTGCGCTCCATCACCGACCCGGATGTGGATGCGGTGCGGGTCAAGGTGAGCGTGCCGCAGTTGACCAACCAGGACACGACCAATGGCGATCTCAATGGCAGTACGGTGAACTTTGCGATCGATCGCCAAGTGAACGGCGGTGGGTTCGTGGAGATGATCAACGACACGATCTCCGGCAAGACCACGACCAAGTACCAGCGCAGCTACTACGTGCCGCTTACGGGCAGTGGCCCCTGGGATATCCGCGTGCGCCGGATCACGGCAAACTCGGCCTCAAGTGCGATTCAGAACAAGACCTTTGTGGAGTCCTACACCGAGGTCATCGAGAGCAAGCTGCGCTACCCCAACAGTGCCCTGGTAGCGCTTCGGGTCGATGCGTCCCAGTTCTCGAGCATCCCGCGGCGCAGCTATGACATGAAGTTGCTGCGGGTTCGTGTTCCCGTGAACTACGACCCAGCCACACGCGCTTACAGCGGTGTGTGGAATGGCACCTTCAAGATCGCCTGGACCGATAACCCTGCCTGGTGCTTTTACGACCTGGTGACCAGCACCCGCTATGGTTTGGGTGGCTACATCCCTGAGGCCCAAGTCGACAAGTGGGCGCTCTACCGGGTGGCCCAATACTGCGACCAGTTGGTTCCCAACGGGCTGGGCGGTTTTGAGCCGCGCTTTACCTGCAACCTGTACCTCCAGACGCGGGAGCAGGCCTACAAGGTCGTGCAGGACATGGCCTCTATCTTTCGGGGCATGGTGTACTGGTCCGGTGGGGCGATCACGGTCACGCAGGATGCACCCGCTGATCCGGTCTACCAGTTCGCCCCCAGCAATGTCGTGGATGGCGAATTTGCCTACCAGGGGTCTTCGGCGAAGGCGCGGCCGATCGCGAGGTTCCCCTGCGCAACCAGGTCCAGTACCTGCACGCCGGACGCGAGCACCTTGCCGTGCTCCTCGATGTGGCAATCGCCGGCCGGGAAGGCGGTCTGCCGCATCCAGTCGTCCTCCTGCCCGAAGTGCGACAGCAGGTGTTCCTGCAAGCGCGCCAGGCAGGCGTGCAACCGGTCGTCTGGGCAGGCGAGGGCCTGCGCGACGAGCGTGTCGAACTCGGCATGCACGGCGTCCATGGGCGCGTAGCCCAGCGGCTTGGAAGGGTCCGGCGTTTTCATGTGGACAGCTTACCAGAACTCGTGGTACATTGCATCAATGGTAGGATCAATTGAAAGGTAAAACATGCTGTCCCACGAAGACAACGAGTTGCTGGTTCGCGTCGGCGCCGGAACGCCGATGGGCAAGCTGATGCGGCTGTACTGGATTCCCTTCCTGCTCGCGCGCGACGTGCCGGCCGATGGCCTGCCGTACCGCGTGCGCCTGCTGGGCGAAGAACTCGTCGCCTTCCGCGACAGCAGCGGGCAGGTGGGGCTGGTGGACCAGGCCTGCCCGCACCGCGGCGCGCCGCTGCTGTTCGGCCGCAACGAGGAGGGCGGCCTGCGCTGCGTGTACCACGGCTGGAAGTTCTCGGTCGACGGCAGCTGCCAGGAAATGCCGGCCGAGCCGGAGAACACGCCCATGCTCAAGCGGGTTCGCGTGAAGGCGTATCCGGTCCAGGAACGCAACGGCGTGCTGTGGACCTACATGGGGCCGGACGCCGAACCGCCGCCGCTTCCCAGCATGGAATGGAACATGGTGCCGCCCGAGAACGCGCACGTGTCCATGCGGATCCAGGAATGCAACTGGCTGCAGGCGCTGGAAGGCGAGATCGACTCCGCGCATGCGGCGATCCTGCATGGCCGGGTGGACGCCGGCGGCGCCATCGACGAGTGGAAGCAGGCCGCCGACCTGCAGCCGAAGTTCGAGGTGGTGCAGCACGATGCGGGCATGCACATCGCGTCGCGCCGCAAGATCGAGGGCGACAAGAACTACATCCGCGTCAACCAGTTCCTGATGCCGTTCTGGACGCTGGTGCCGCCGTTCTCCGACTTCCCCGAACTGAGCGGCCACGCCTGGGTGCCGATCGACGACGAGCACACGCTGTGCATCATGTTCTCCTACCACCCGGCCCAGCCGTTCTACGAAAAGACCCGCAAGCTGTTCAAGGAAGGCCACCGCGGCCGCGAGACCGGCCACCACTCCGAGGGTGCCTACGAGAAGCGCGCGGTGACCGAGCCGTACCACACCTACTGGAGCCAGTTCAACCGCTCCAACGCCTACGGCTTCAGCGAGGAACTGCAGGCGAAGTACAACGCCGGCCTGCCTGGGACTTGGCTGCAGGACGCAGCCTGCCAGTCGGGCGTGATGCCGATCTACGACCGCAGCCGGGAGAACCTGGGCACCAGCGACAGCGGCGTGGCCCGCACGCGCCGGGTGCTGCTGGAAGCCGCCCGCAAGCTGGCAGCGCAGGAGACGCGTCCCGTGTCCACGCAGGAACCCGACAAGTTCCTGGTCCGCGCCATCTCCATCACGATCCCGGCCGGCGGCGACTGGATGGCGCATGGCAGGGAATTCATGCAGGCCCAGCCGGGCAAGGATTTCGGCTACCAGCCCTGAGGACCCATGAGCACCGACACTTCCCCGCTGGCCCGCGCGGCCGCCGAGTTCCCCCGCCATGAGCCGCGGCCGCCGGGCGCGCCGACGGCGCTGCAAGGCATCCGCGTGGTCGACTTCACGCACTTCATCGCCGGCCCGCTGGCCACCATGATCCTGGCCGACATGGGCGCCGACGTGATCAAGGTGGAGCCGCCGGCCCGCGGCGACGAGCTGCGCTACTACCCGCCGGCGGTGCCCGGCCTGCAGTCGCAGGGCGGCCCCTTCGTCTGGAGCAACCGCAACAAGCGCAGCGTGGCGCTCGACCTGAAGGCCGACGACGCGCTGGCCGTGGTGCGAGAGCTGATCGCGCAGGCCGACGTGGTGGTGGAAAACTTCTCCACCGGCGTCATGCAGCGCTTCGGCCTCGACTGGGAAGCCTGCCGCAAGCTGAACCCCAAGCTGGTCTACTGCTCCGTGTCGGCCTATGGCCGCGAGGGGCCGTTCGCCGACCGCCTGGGCTTCGATCCGGTGGTGCAGGCCGAAAGCGGTTTCGTCTCGATGAACGGCTACCCCGACCGCATGGGGGTGCGCGCTTCGTCGGCTGTGATGGACATCGGCACCGCCATGATGGTGTCCAACGCCATCCTCGGGGCGCTGGTGGCGCGCGAGCGGCAGGGTGAAGGGCAGTACGTGGAGGTGGCGCTGTTCGACACGGGCCTGCTGATGACCGGTTGGGCGACGATGCAGCACCTGGTCACCGGCCTGGAGCCCCAGCGCAACGGCAACACCAGTCCCGACACCTGCCCCTCCGGCGTGTTCCAGGCGAGCGACAAGCCGTTCTACATCAGCTGCGGCAACGACAAGATCTTCCAGCGGCTGGTGGCGCAGGTGCTCGACCGGCCCGACCTGGCGGAAGACCCGGTGCTGCGTGACCGCAACGGCCGCATCGCGCGGCGCGACGAACTGTTCGAGGTGCTCAACTCCGAGTTCGGCAAGCACCCGTGGGCGCACTGGCAGGAGCGCATGCGCGGCGCGCAGATCCCCTGCGGCCTGGTCCGCACGGTGGGCGAAGCGATCCGCTCGCCCGAAGCGCGGGCGCGCC